AAAAAAACTTAACTTCAGTTTAGGATCGAAACGCTCAGGCACGGAGGCGCCTTTAGACAAAAAGCAGCTTCCCCTGCTGTTCGTCGACTCCCCCTCGCCTGCTCGACGCAGCTCGATTACTGTACATGCATACAGCGTTCGTACAGTGAATCCCGTTTCATGAATTTCGACCAAGCGAAAACCCTCCGACTCCAGCGATGGCGCGCAACTCTCGATGATCAGGACTTCCGCCTACAAAACCCAGAGGGGCACAGGGAAACCCTCCGCGAGATGGCGGCGACGCTCCTCGATGAGGGCCTGATTGATCAGCTTGAGCAGTTCGACATGAACGAAATGGCGGACTCAGCGTACTGGCATGCCGTCGAGGAGCTGCAGAACTCGCCCGGGCAGTACCGCGGCGCCTCTACCTATGATGTTGTTCAGATCGACAACGGGAGTCTGCTGGGCACTATCAGCCGGTCAATCTTCAACTTCGAAAGTGATGAACCCCGCGGCGCTTCCTTCGCTTACGACGGCAAGGTCTACTCTGACGCGGATGGTGTGCGGCTGACCTTGGGTCTTTCTCCGAAGATTGGGCGGATTTCAGGCCTGTTGCTGGAAATGAATGGTCGCCGATATCAGTTGGTAGAGACCGAACGAATGATCGCTGGCGTAACGCACCGACCAATTTCCGATGCCGATGCTTACCGAGCGCTTATAGATGCAGCGCAAGTCGCGCATGAAGAACGGGATCTGCGCACCTTTGAAAAGGTGAGGCCTCACATTGAGTCGGCGGTCTTCAGCATGTGCCCCGCCTGCCTCGATCGCTTTGATGCCCGGGAGGACTGTCCAAACTGTGCCGGAAAAGGTTTTGTAACGAAGCCGGCGCCTTCGGGTCTACGCTGATAGATCATGCGAGGGCCTAGCAATGTGCGGACGACTTTCCCAGTACAGCGGCATTCACGACTTCGTGGCGGCGCTGAGCATGCCGAACGCCTTGGTCAATTCGGCCGGTGAGCAACCCTTTGAGCGGTACAACGCCGCGCCGACCGCGCAGCTCGCCCTTTTCCACCAAGAAGGCCAGTTCCTGCACGCCGACATGGTCCGCTGGGGATGGCGCCCGCATTGGGCCAAGGATCGCGCGGCACCGATCAATGCCAGAGTAGAGAAAGTCGCCCACGGCCCATTCTTTCGCGCAATCTGGCCACACCGAGCGATCATCGCAATCAACAACTGGTTTGAATGGGTCGACGAAGGCGGGCTAAAAAAGCAGCCCTATCTCATCAGGCACCGGAACCAATCGCCAATCCTCTGCGCCGCGATCGGCCAGCACCCGAATGAAGAGCATGGCCCCGGCGAACATGATGGCTTCGTGATTATCACCGCCGACAGCGCCGGTGGCATGGTCGACATCCACGACCGACGGCCGGTGGCATTGTCACCGGAACTGGCTCGGGAATGGCTGGACCCTGCCACGCCGAAAGAGCGCGCTGAACAAATGGTTCTGCACCAAGGTGAGCCGACAGAGGTGTTCGAGTGGTTCAAGGTTGACCGGGCCGTGGGGAATGTTCGGAACCAAGGCCCTGACCTCATCAAGCCGGTCGATTGATCAGGTCCGCGACAGCGTTTTCAGGCGCTCCACCAGCGCTGCTTCAAAAATGATGTACAGCCGTTCAGCATCACCGGTGCGCAAAGCGCCACCGGTTTCCAGTCCAAGCACGAAGCCATCGGCCCGCGCTCCCGCCTTCACAGCGATAATCATCGAATCTGCCCGGACAATCTGCGCCAGCAGCCGATCCGCTTCTCTCTGCATCTTCTCGCTCAGCACCACGCCTTCCAATTCAGCCACCTATTACCTTCACTACGACATCCAATACATGACGGAAAGAACGACTGAAACCCAAATAACCGTCATCAAAATTGAGTAGCCCGCCAATTGCTTGTCCATGTTCACCATTCATCCCGTCCGAGTCTAAATGATGGTTCACGGCTTGCGACCTCGCAAGAATGGCGCCGCGCCATCACTGGTGCAGATGCTTCACATACGCCTGGCAAGCCTGCAGCGCGATCAGTCCACGGTCACCGGTGTCGGTGATGGCGATAATTCGTTGAGCATGCGCCGGCTCAAGTCGGGCGCGTACGGCTGCATGATCCACGCCGCCGGCGCCGGAGGTGGTGGGCACGCCGCAGCCTTTGGCAATGTCGGTTGCATCGAGGAGGACTGACAACCGCAGATCAGAAGTGGCAAGGCGATCACGCAAGCGATCTTGGTCACGTTGGGCATCAGTCATTTTCCTGAAGTGGGTTTGCTCACTGGCCGCCAGCCGCTGCTCGAGCGCCAGCCGCTTGTCCTGCTCAGCCTTCTGCGCAGTGGCAGCGGCCTGGGTTATTTGGTTGAGGTCTTCGACATGCTGCTTTGCCTGCTCGGCAAGTTGCTGACCGTAACGCCAGTCCTGGAACTGCCAGGCGCTGCCGAAGCCGGCGAGCACCAGCGCAAGCACACCGACCGCTTTCCACGGAACGACCATCACGGCACATCCTTGAAGAAGACGTGGCCACCCAACTTGAGCGTCTGCTTCGCATTCGTTGACCACGCCGGCGCCTTGATGCTGGTGGCGTAGTAATGCGTGGCTCCGCCGGTGGGATCCGGTACCGCGCCGTCGATCACCTTGTCAGCAGCGATACGGCACTGCGCCAGCTCGCGGAACGGGATCTGCTTCACGCCGATGAGGAGCTGATAGTTCGGGTCAGTCTTGTTCCAGCAACTGAACTGGTACGGTTTCTGGCACACACCGGCATACCCCTCGCCCCACCAAGACTTTTCCTTTCCATCGAAAACGCGGTTGCGGATCGTCCAGGCGACGGCGATCTGTCCGGCCGTTCCCTCGCCGCGAGCCTCACCCCAGATGGTGCGGGCGAGGATGTCGCGCTCTCTTTCAGTGACGGTCATACTTTTCTCCAGGCAAAAAAATACCCTCTCCCACATTTTCAACATTGCACGGGAATGGGGGCTGACGACGAAGGAGAATCCCTGCCAAGGCGTGCGCAAGAACAAGGAGACGCCGAGGGACTACTACGCGAATGATGTGGTTTGGGAGGCGGTATACAAGAAGGCAGCTCAGGAGCTGAAGGAAGCGATCGACCTAGCCTATCTGACCGGGCAAAGGCCGGCAGATGTGCTGGTTATGCGGAAGGATGATGTTGAAGGCGGGTATCTGACTGTTCAACAGAACAAGACGCACAAGAAGCTGCGCATTCAGATGACGACCGCCGGAGAGGCGAACAGCCTGGGCATTCTGATCGCGGCGATTACAGAGCGAAACGCTGCGCACGTTTCGAGCTACCTGATCATCAACCGGAGCGGTAAACGGATGACTGCGACAATGCTGAGGAAGCGATGGGACGCGGCGCGAGAGAAGGCAAAACTAGAAGCTGTTGAGCAGGGAGACGAGCTGCTGGCTAAGCGGATCGGTGAATTCCAGTTCCGGGATATTCGGCCGAAAGCGGCGTCGGAAATCAGCGATGTTGGTGACGCCAGCCTGTTGCTCGGGCACACAAAAGGCGACATTACTGAGCGGGTTTATCGCCGTGTCGGCGCGATCGCCAAACCCTCAAAATAGGCAAAAAATGCGTTCCATAACTCGAAACACGCCCCTTGTAGAATGCGGTCTGTAGAGGTGCTGGAAAACAAAAGTATTGGAACGAAAAAACGTCTGACGCCGCGTATTCGGCGGCTTTCCATAGCGGTCTTGAAAACCGTCGACTGTAACAGGTCCATGAGTTCGAATCCCATCGCCTCCGCCATATTTGGTACCGACAAAGCCCTGATTATTCAGGGCTTTGTCGTTTCTGGCGTCCTGAAAAATTTCCTTTCTGCCAGCAAGCCTTGAGCGTTTACTGCTGCCGATCGCAGCGTCATGCCCAGAACCAGCTCCTTGATGAAGGCCTGGCTAATAATTGCGGTGTTCATGAACACCTGGCCACCCGTCAAGGGACGTGAAGCGCGTCGCTGACGCAAGCTTCTCCTCCGCTATCACGTTCTCATTGCCACGATGCTGGCCGTGTTGTGATATGCCTTCAGCACCTCGCTGATTGCGCCAGTGCCGTCATCCTCTCGCCACACCGCTTGCAGGGCCTCTCGCACACCCCGCCAACATCACTACCGCCAGCGCTACTATCAAAATCCGCATATTTACTCCTTGTGGTCTCGCACGCTGAAGGTGAAGAAATAGAACGAAATTTTCTCGTCCTCAAGATCCCTCAGCTCGTACCGGACTCTATCAAGTCCATCGTCGATTCGAGTTACGACGAGGTCCATGAATTGGGTTAGCCCGCCACCGAAGCCGCTTAGGTTCAGTGCGCTCACGTCACGAAAAACAGCCGTCACACGCTCGGTTTCTGGATCATCGGAGGAAGACATACTCAGCGTGAGTTTGTATTTGAAATCCACCATTTCGAGCTGCATCGAAGCTACGCAGTTATTCTCGAAAAAAAGCTGATTGAGGCGAGACAGTTCCAT